TTACGGGGTAATGCCAACCGCTGTCGCCACTTTGTCGCCACTTGGTAGGGTAGCCAACGGGTTGAAGCGCAGGGCAGTTTCAAGATGGTCTGGTGCCAGATGAGCATAGCGCATGGTCATTTTAATGTCGTGGTGCCCCAGGATTTTCTGCAAGGCAAGGATGTTTCCACCTGACATCATAAAGTGAGCAGCGAACGTGTGGCGCAGGACGTGGGTAAGCTGCCCGCGTGGCAGCACGATAGAGGTCTTATCCATCACAGATAAAAACTGGAAATAGCAGTCGGTAAAGAGCTTGAAGCCGTCCAGGGCAATGATTTCCTCGTACAGCTCTTTGCTAATCGGAATGCTGCGGTTCTTTTTACCTTTGGTCCTGACAAATGTGATCCGGTATTTCGTGACCTGAGAACGGGTCAGGTTCACAGCTTCGCGCCAACGTGCTCCTGTGCTCAAGCAGATTTTGACGACAAGAGCGAGCAGGGGGCTTTGGCGTTGGCAGTCGTACAGAAGCTCTGTGATTTGTTCATGTGTCAACTAGGCCATTTCTTTTTCGGCAATGGTGAACTTGCGCATGTTCTCCAGTGGGTTTGGCGCAGCCCATTCTCCGAGCCGCGCCAGCTCGCTAAAGACTCCGCTCATATAGCTTTGCTCAAGATTGATAGTTACCGGGCTGGCTCCTTTCTTCCACTTTTCGCTAAAGTAGATTTCACCTGTCAGGCGTTTATCGCGATAATGCGCGAACATTTTGGATGTTAAATCGGTAGCGAGGGGATTTTCGAGAGCATCGACCATCAGGATCAGCTTGTCGTAAACATGCTCGCCAGCAGTCAGAGATTTGCCGTGCAGCTTGAACCAGAGTTCAACGACATCTTTTAGAGTTCGGCGATCTACCGATTCACCAAGCCAGGGCTTAGCCTCAGTCTCTTCCATCGTGTGACGTTCAAAAGCCAATGCTTCGCCTTTGGTAGCGAACTGCTTGCGCACACGCCGTCCGTTGCGTCCGGCGGGGTAGCATTCACATATCCATTTTCCTGTGTCGAGTTTTCGTACTGCCATAAAAAGCCCTCATGTCTGAGGGCTAAATTTAACTGTATGTTTGAACAGTGGTCAATGTTTGTATTAGTAATTACATACATTAGTCAAAAGTTGTACTTAATTCTATCAAATCAAAGTACTGATGAATTTTTAATTCACTTTCGTTGTATCTACTATGGGCATAGCCCATCTTGATATAATTGGTTAAAGACTCATCAGGAGATAGTTCACCATTCATCCATTGCTCCGGTGTATTACTTGGACGCGTGCCCACTGGAGCGATTCTGTTCACTGCTAAGACATTCCAAGCCGTCTCGATATAAGAAAGTACATTCGTTGATATATCTTTTGTTTGATAACTATTTTGATAATTATTCCCACCTCTCTGAAATAATCTCACTAGCGTAGTTTCATATGATAGATCAAATGTTAAGTCTATGCTTGTATGCAAAGTGCTGGCGGGTAATTTCTCTTTGGATTTTATTCTTGAATATAATTCATGATGCTTGAAGTTAAAGGCAGACAAAATTAAAATTAAATTTGGATCGAATTTTTTATTTGCTGTGATTAGTATGTCTATTAATCTCTCATATATTTTTATAGCATCTCTGATGCTTATTTTCATTGATAATAGAATCGATGAGCAATTTTTTGTAAATGATGAAATATCTGGTGGGCATGGAATCAGATTTTTTCTGAGGTTGCTAAAATCCGAAATGATGCTTTCACCCGTTTTGGTTAGTAATAAATCGTGGTAATCTGGCGTTGGCAAGAGGAAGCGACGGTCAAAAAACCTACTTAAATAATGACTTGCGGAAAAATCAGTGCCATATATAACTTTTATGGAATGTTGTAGTTGTTGGGTGTCAGTGGCAATAATAAACACAACGCCGGGGATGTTAAATATATGTTTGGAAATTTCTAAAAGACTAATAGAAAAATCAGGCCTGCATCTATCAAGCTCATCAATTATTATAAATAATGGAAGCTCTTTATCTATGCCATCTTTTCGCTCAATGAATTCAACCCAACGACTAATTCCTTTTCGTACTGTCTCTATTCTCGTTGATTTTTCTGCGTGTATTTCAATTAGCTTGGATGATAAGTCTTTAGTTAGGTCAGAAAAGGAGTCAACCCCTGTGAACTTTTGTATTAATCCATCAATAATAACTGGTGCCGCTGTTTTTAGCAGCGGTCCGACATTCTCAATTGTCGAATTGATTAAAGCAGTAAAGCTATCAGATTGACCAGATAATTGATCTTTAATTCCACTAAATACTGTGAGTAATGGGTCTTCAGTAAAATCTTCTTTCCAAGCATCGATGTATATTGTGGGATGGAAGTGGGAAATTGTCTTGGCTAGGCGTTTAGTAAAATATGTTTTTCCAGCCCCCCATTCCGCATTAATGTTAACTACAAGATTGGATTTAGCGCCGCGTGCAGCACAGATTTCATAAAGATATTTTGCGTATTTTTTTCTGTCCAATGTATCTGCAGGTAATTTTTCACCAAGAAATTCGTCATCTTGGTCCCAATTCCACTCAATATCCATTTAAGCCTCACTGATTACGGTATGCACTTTAGCTATAGGTTTTATATCACTAATATCGCATTCAAATGAAAAACCATCCCCAGATACCATCGCTCTTTTGACTGGTATCAGATTGATTTTTTTAATACTCAGTTTTCCTTCTATATCCACTAACCATTGACCATCAGAAATGGTAGTGTCTTCTCGATCACAGATGTAAACATGTTGGTTAGTTTTTATCGCTAATGCAGATTTTATTTCATTGAGAAGAAAGACTGGGTCAATCTTGTGCGTTCCAAGTGCAATAGCCTCTCCATTTTTTAGTTCGCGAATTTCAACGGCTACCAAAGAGTTGACTGCTGTGGTTTTTGCTTCACCTTTCCCTGATACCAGCCAATCAATTGAAGTTCCAGTTTCTACAACGCATTGAAGCACCCAATCTGCTGGAAAGATGTCACGCATGTAGCGAGTTGCCATTGTGCTCTTTGAAACCCCTAAATGGTCGCATAGCGCTTGTCGGGTTGTGAACCCATACGCCTCAACTAAACGCTCAATCACTTTTTTTCCACCGCCATTGAAATCCAAGAGACCTCCAAAACAATCTTAAATACATTGACAGATTCCAAAAGCGATCTTAAAGTTGAACTCGAAGTGTTCTTTTGGAGCCTTCACAACTAATCACGATAAACAACGGCTCGCCACAAGCCGAACTAAAGAAGGAATGTTGCACCATGACCCATAACATTTCAATCACTCTGAACACACCACACGTCACAATTGAACGTTATAGCGAACTTACTGGCCTTCCAGTCGATACGATCAATGACATGTTGGCTGATGGTCGCCTTCCACGCCATCGTCTTCGTAAAGATAAAAAGCGAGAAAAGGTCATGATTAACATGGCTGCACTGACTGTAGATGCTCTTTCGGCCTAAGAAATGTTTACTTATCGTAGTTCTTTGTAAGGTTCGATTTTGCGATAAGTTCGGAGATGAAAACCATGTTTGATTATAAAGTTTCCAAACAAAGACATTTTGATGAAGCCTGCCGGACCTTCGCTTTGCGTCACAACATGTCGAAGCTGGCAGAACGCGCAGGTATGAACGTTCAGACTCTACGTAATAAGTTAAACCCTGAGCAACCACATCTGCTCACCGCACCAGATATCTGGTTGCTGACCGATCTCACCGAAGACTCAACATTGGTTGATGGATTTCTGGCGCAAATTCATTGCTTGCCATGTGTCCCGGTAAACGAAGTTGCAAAAGAGAAATTACCGCATTACGTCATGAGCGCTACCGCAGAAATAGGTCGTGTTGCTGCTGGTGCTGTCTCTGGTGATGTGAAAACTACCGCAGGTCGACGCGATGTAATTAGCAGCATTAATTCAGTTACGCGTTTGATGGCACTGACCGCAGTTTCACTGCAGGCTCGTCTACAGGCAAATCCAGCGATGGCAAGTGCGGTGGATACCGTGACTGGCCTCGGTGCATCGTTCGGTCTGATCTGAGGTGGTTATGCTGACGAAAGAACCTTCATTTGCATCACTGTTGGTGAGGCAAAGCCCGGCAATGCATTGCGGTCACGGCTGGATTCATTTACCTGATGGGAAAAAGTGGCATCCGTGTATTGAATTATCTCCCCGGCAGCAGGCTGTCCGGGGAATAGGTAAAAAGAGATTGCTACAACGTCTAAGTTTTAACGTGGCAGGCATCCTGCAAACCAGGCGAAAAGCTTTTCCTGGAAGCTGAGCTTAGTGTCGTCAGTCCGACCACATGCAATAGCTGCTCTTTTGTAGGCTGGATTTAACAAAGAACCGAAAGGTGCGGAATCAGAGTGATGCAACGTTTTCAATTTTTGTGCGATCAGTTCCGGGGTCAGTTCATCCCCAGCATAAATCAATTCCCCGTACTGACGGCTTTGTACGCTAGCACGCTCGGAAATAATTGCGGGTTGCCACACAAGTTGAATTGTTGCGATTACAACAACGGGCAAAGCGAACAACCATTCCAATCCGGTATCGGCTATGACAGCAGTACCGCTAATAATCTGGATAGCAGTCATCAATTTGTCAGCCCTACCGTGAAGCGCCGCTGTCATAAGCTCAAGGTAATAGCAGTAATGCAGCTGAAAATATTCGGAGCTTTGTTTAGTCATGCCGGATTCCTATTTTTTATCTTGCCCCGGTTCTGGCTTAGGTGCAGGGGCAGGACGAGGCAATACATGGAAGTTGTCAGAGTCTGACATCAGGTTTCTCCTTCGAGAGGTAGATGATTGTTGGCGCAAATAGTCTACCACTAAGGCACGCGCCGGGCGTGTGAAAAAATTCCCGGCACAACTTCAAATAGGTATATGTATGACGAGATAGGAGGGGGCAATGGCTATTGATGGCCCGGCGGCGACTGTTCCACTAAGCCCCGGCAAACGTCTGGACGGACTGAACCATATTGCGGAATTACGCGCAAAAGTGTTCGGCCTGAATATTGAGTCGGAGCTTGAAAGGTTTATTGAAGATATGCGCGACCAAAGGGACGTTAACAATAAACAAAATAAGAGGGCACTGGCAGCCATACTTTATATGGCAAAAATTCCGGCAGAACGTCATAGCGTCAATATTAGTGATCTGACTACTGACGAAAAGCGGGAGTTGATTAAAGCAATGAATCATTTTCGTGCAGTGGTGAGCTTATTTCCAAAACGGCTAACCATGCCGAATTAATCCACAACAGAAATTAATGGCGTAAACCCGCCAGGCTTCTTATTGCCAAAATTCAGGAGAAACAACAATGCGAAATATTGAAACACGTATCACCAAAACCGGACCAGATGATGCTGGTCTGTGCCAGCTGTTTAACGATGCTCGTCTGGATGAACGGAAAAGCTGCGCCTTTGCCGTTTCAATCCGAATGGAGGCACTGGCGATCCACATCCTGCGGGGGGGTATGAACGGAGTAGAGGCAGCGGAATTACTGCGTCGTGAAGTGGCGCGTTATGAAGCGGAATCTCGGGGGGACTGGCACTGATGGCTGATTCAATGGACCTCGTACAACAGCACGTTGAAGAAGAACGCCAGCGCCATATCCACACCGTCCGCAACAGAACTCCGGGCGTTTCCCGTGTGCTTTGCATTGATTGCGATGCGCCGATCCCGCCAGCTCGCCGCCGTGCCATTCCGGGTGTGCAGTGCTGCGTTACCTGTCAGGAAATCGCAGAACTGAAAGGTAAGCACTACACCCGAGGTGCTTTGTGAGCCTTGGAGTCTCCCAGTGAAGCTAGAAATAACAAGAGATAAAAGCGGCCCGATCGAGGCCGCCGTGGCCTTTACATGGAATACCCCAAAAAAAGCAGTTAACCCGTATCTGGACCCGGCGGAAGTTGCGCCGGAGTCTGCGCTTTCAAACCTGATCACTCTCTACGCTGCGGATAACGAGCAGGAACAGCTGCGCCGTGAGGCGCTGAGTGATGAGGTCTGGGAACGTTATTTCTTTAATGAATCCCGTGATCCTGTCCAGCGTGAAATGGAACAGGATCGGCTGATTAGCCATGCCAAAATGGCCCGCGAGCAACAGCGCGTTAACCCTGATTTGGTTATCCTGTCTGATGTAAGCGCTATGCCATCCCATATCAGCAAACCCTTGCTGGAGCGGATTAAATACTTCCATAGCCTGGGGCGCCCGAAAGCGTATTCCCGCTACCTGCGCGAAACTATCAGACCGTGTATTGAACGGCTGGAGCGCGTGCGTGATAGTCAGGTGTCTGCTTCATTCCGGTTCATGGCAAGCCATGACGGGCTGGAGGGGCTGCTGGTTCTGCCTGAAATGAGTCAGGATCAGGTCAAACGTCTTTCCACGCTGGTTGCGGCACACATGAGCATGTGTCTTGATGCGGGCTGGGGCGATCTGTCTGCAAGTGATGATGTAGAACTGGAAGAAATCAGGCAGACATGGGAAAAAGTCGCTGCAGAAGCTATGCGACTTGAGGTTATACCGCCTGCATTTGAGAAACTGCGCCGCAAGAAACGCCGCCGTAAACCCGTGCCTTATGAGCTTATCCCGCCCTCGCTTGCACGCATGCTGTGCGCGGACTGGTGGTATCGCAAGCTGTGGCAGATGCGTTGCGAATGGCGGGAGGAACAACTGCGAGCAGTCTGCCTAGTCAACAAGAAAGCATCGCCGTATGTCAGCTATGAAGCCGTGATCCACAAACGCGAGCAGCGGCGCAAATCGCTGGAGTTTTTCCAGTCGCACGAACTGGTTAATGCAGACGGCGACACGCTGGATATGGAAGACGTGGTGAACGCCAGCAGCAGCAACCCGGCGCACCGTCGTAATGAAATGATGGCCTGTGTGAAAGGGCTGGAGCTGATCGCGGAAATGCGCGGAGACTGCGCTGTGTTCTATACCATCACCTGCCCGTCACGCTTCCACGCAACCCTCAACAACGGCAGACCAAATCCGAAGTGGACCAGCGCCACTGTCCGCCAGAGCAGTGATTACCTGGTTGATACGTTCGCCGCTTTCCGCAAGGCAATGCACAAAGCCGGGCTGCGCTGGTATGGCGTCCGCGTTGCAGAACCACACCATGACGGCACCGTGCACTGGCACCTGCTGTGCTTCATGCGCAAAAAAGACCGTCGATCCATTACCGCGCTGCTGCGTAAGTTTGCCATACGTGAAGACCGAGAGGAGCTGGGCAACAATACGGGGCCGCGTTTCAAGTCAGAGCTAATCAACCCGCGCAAGGGTACGCCGACCAGCTATATCGCCAAATACATCAGCAAAAATATTGACGGACGTGGCCTGGCTAAAGAAATCAGCAAAGAAACCGGCCGATCGCTGCGCGACAGCGCCGAGCATGTTAGTGCCTGGGCGTCACTGCATCGCGTCCAGCAGTTTCGCTTCTTTGGTATTCCGGGGCGCCAGGCATACCGTGAGCTGCGTTTGCTGGCTGGTCAGGCCGCGAGAGTGCAGGGCGAGCGCAAAGCGGGAGCGCCGGTACTGGATAACCCGCGTCTGGATGCGGTACTGGCTGCAGCTGATGCGGGCTGCTTTGCTACCTACATCATGAAACAGGGCGGTGTGCTGGTTCCACGCAAGCATCACCTTGTCAGAACAGCCTACGAACTTAACGACGAGCCGAGCGCCTATGGTGATCACGGTATCCGTATCTATGGCATCTGGTCCCCGATTGCAGAGGGCAAGATTTGCACGCACGCGGTGAAATGGAAAATGGTTCGCAAGGCTGTTGACGTTAAGGAGGCGACAGCCGACCAGGGCGCTTGCGCCCCTTGGACTCGTGGCAATAACTGTCCCCCTGTTGAAAATTTGAACCAATCAGGGGGAGATTTACCTGAAACCAGCGAGCCGGAGGCGCTACCGGATCTCCATAATCTGAGCGCGAAGGAACGGCGGGAGCTGACTGCGCGGCTAAGATTGGTAAAACCGAAGCGGCGGAAAGGATACAAACAGCAGATTAGCAATCATCAGCGCCAGCAGCTTGATGCTGAACTGAGGTCTAGGGGATTTGATGCGAGTGATACCGAGGTGGACCTGCTTCTGCGTGGCGGCAGTATCCCGTCCGGGGCCGGGCTGCGTTTATTCTACCGAAATCAGCGGCTGCAGGAAGATGATAAATGGCGGCAGTGGTACTAAGAGGGCTGGAATGAGGCTATCTATTAATCAAAGGGTTAGCTGAGTAAAAAACTATTTCAGCTTTAAATACATATGATGTACTGTATATATAAACAGTAATATTGGGAGGGAGTTGTGAACGATTTGTTCATGGAGTCACTTGCACTGCAACGGATAGAACTTATGGCCCGACTGGTCGCCAGCTCAGATTGTAGCGATGACGACAAGGAGGTGGCGATCTCCTGGCTGTCGGAGTTGACGAGTGATCTGGTTACCAGGCTAAATGAGTACGGAGTAAGGCAAGATGAAAGCACGCATTAGTGATTTTGCACCGTGGGAATCTCCCTCCCATACAGCATACGGCGACTTGATAACGCAGTGCATGTCTATGGTGCATGGATTCGCATGATCCAAAAAGGATCACAACGGGTCGGGGCCGCCAGAACTGGCGCGCTTTCCGGCCCGTCATGCTCCTGCATGAAAACCACTACACAAAGCGGGCAGGCGTGGCGGGGATACGAGCGCGCGGTTTTGGGGTTAAACGTGGTTTTTGCGCCTCAATGTCGGGCAGGCATGGTCATTTTTTGGGGGCTGGTCGTGCGCGTCTGCGCCGTGGTGAGGCGCTGCGTTTAATCGTGAGGCGTCATGTGAGTGAAGGGCAAGAGCGCGCAGCGAGGCGCTGAGGCGCTCTGGTGGTGTGAGGGTGCGTAAGGAAATAAAAAACCGCCCGGAGAAGGGCGGTTGTTATCAAAGGTTGACCAGGTGAGCGTCAGTCTTCATCGGTCAGGTATGGGTTAAAGCGTATCACCTCATCACCCAACCACTCGTTAACTTCTGTGATGCGGCCCTGCAGCGGTGTCAGTTCGTTGCGAACGAATACGCGCGCCGCTTTTTCCACATCGCCAAACCCGCCGGTATTCGTTGGAATAATCCCCATCAGCTGTGGCGGCACACGGTGAGCTGCCAGCATGTCATCACGGCTCACATTTTTGATGTTAAGAAACTCATCTTTCGCTGCGACTTCTGACAGCGGGATGATCTGAATGCCGTCCTTCTTACCGTTCGGGCTGTACATAAACAAGTTGCGGAAGTTGCCCGGTCCTTTCGATTTTTTAAGTGCTTCGCGTATGTTATTTACGTCGTTCTGGTCGGCGGCTGGGTCGCTCATGTACATGATGAAACCAGCATGACTGCCGTTAAGGTAATATTTACGGCGAAAGAGCGTGGCCGATTCATTCAGCAGGGCGGAAGGAATGGCAGAGAGGTATTCCGGCATCCCGTAAAGCTCCTGGTTAACGTCGGGTTCCATCAGATGAAACACGCTTCCCTCATCGAACTGATAGGGCTGTGAGTTGTGACCATACTGTGCAAACCAGTAGGTGTCCTGGTCAATGCCGCGGCGGGTGTATTTCGCAAGCGAGGCGCGAAGCTCCATGATCTGCCCTAACCGGTTCGTGCGTTTTTCCAGATACGCGTTACCAAAAACCAGAAAGTCCTGCGCGAACCGGGAAAAGGCTTGTTTAGACAGCCAGCGGTGAGGGATGAAGGTACTGGTAAGAATATTGCGTTTTACCTGAATAGCGCTGGAGTGATGCACGGCGGCGCGGTAAGTTCGCGCCAGGCCATCCATGCTGATCGGTGGTTCGTACCAGCGGTCTACCTGCACACACTCCAGGTAATCAAATAACTCCCGGCGGTCCATCACGGGGATCGGATCGCCAAACGTAAACGCCTCCGCATGTGCATTACTGACCATGTTGGCCGTATCGGCGGCGGTCTTGCCGCGCGGTGCCTTGCTGCGGTTTTTGCGGTTAGCCATTAAAAAATCTCCACGATGTTGCTGGTACTGGCGGAAGCTCCTGCCAGTGGTTCGTTATAAAGTGCGTGCATGGTTGCCCAGGCTAAATCCGCGTGGCTGGCTTCCTCTGTGCGGGCTGCTTCGTAGGTTGGCCGGTTGCCGCTGGCGGTGGTTGAACGGCGAATGGACATAAAGGACTGCGCGATATCCAGCATCCCCGCGTCAAACTCCAGACGGCGCCCGCTGATAATGTCGTAGGCTTTAAGCACCAGAGCATTTTTTACGGTCGGGTTGTAGACAAACTCACGCGCGGCAGGAAAGAACTGCTTAACCGTTTTGTAAACGCCATCGCCAACGCCAGTCGAGTCAATGCCGATGTAGGTCACGTTGTAGCGTCTGGTGATTTCCTCAATCGCTGAGGCCTGAGCGCGAAAGTCCATCCCGCGCCACTGGTGACGCTCAAGGATGCGGAATTTACCTCCTGGGACGACGGGAGGCGCAATGACCACGCAACCGGCGCTGTCACCGTTCTGCGTTCCTTTTGCCGGGTCATAGCCGATCCAGACCGGGTGGTATGCAAATGGGCGCAGTAAAAGCGGTTCGAAATCGTCCCACACATCCCAGCTGTCGACCATGCAGGACTGCAGCAACGCCAGCGGGAACACGGACGCCAGGTCGTCAACAAACTGACACATCAGCAGGTTGTTGTATTCGTCCGGGCTGTACTCCAGGCGCAGCTGGTCCAGGTCGAAAAGGTTACACCCGCCGTTTACTGCATCTTCGATGGTGACTATCTGGCGGTACTGGCCGTCAGGACATAAAACGCCGTGCGCCAGGCTACTGTGAGAAAGGTCAAATTCTACCCTGTCGGCTTTCGGGCGCCCTTTATTGAACAGGGCACCAGACCAGAACGGGTAGGCGCTGTGCGTCAGGCTGGAAGGTGTTGAGAAATAGGTCTGACGCCATTTTTTGTGCAGCGCCATACCGGAGGCCACTTTGCGCAGCTCCTGGAATTTCGGTATCCAGAAATACTCATCAAGATACAAATTGCCGTGATAGCTCTGCGCGGTACGGGCATTTGTACCGAGGAAGTAAAGACAGGCGCCGTTAGGCAGCACCATCGGATCGCCTTTCAGTTCAACGTCCACCTCTTTTGCGAAGTCGATGATGTACTGTTTAAAAACGTGCGCCTGCGCTTTACTCGCTGACAGAAATATTTGATTTCGCCCCGTGGTGAGCGCGTCTATCAACGCTTCACGGGCGAAATAGTAGGTTGCACCGATCTGGCGTGACTTTAAGAGGTTGCGAATACGGTGCTTGATGCCAGCGTCCCACCAGTGGCGCTGGTACTCGAACATACCGGCGCGGAAAATCTCTTCCAGCTTTTCGATCTGCTCGTCGGTAAACAGGTTTTTTTCCGGCGGCTTGCGCGGACCTTTATTGCGGTTCGCCACGTTCGGATTCAGGTCTGCTTCATTCCCGCCATTGTTAAATTTGCCGATTCTGGCCTGTCGTTCGGACTGACGCGCCAGCAGGTCAATTTCTTTAAAATCCTTTCCTTCCTTCTGCTCCTTCATGACGAGCTGGCAGTAACGTGCGGCGGTGGTGAGCTGCATCTGATCCAGTGGGCCATATTCGCCCCACTTATCGCGTTTTTTCCAGCTGTGAACGGTTGCAACTTTCTCGCCCAGCATTTCAGCAATGCGGGCTACGCGGTATCCCTGAAAGTACATCAGCATTGCCTGACGACGGGGATCGAGGTCTGCGGGGGTTAGTGTTGTCATGGCACAAACATACGGCCTCAAATCAGCACTTTCCCTGGCTTCGCATTGTGTGGGAGTTCGCACAAGCCCAACGCGTTGTTTACACGCGCCCATCACCGCAAACATAAGGCTCTGAACGTGTTACGAACTAACTAACCGGAGCCGGACCGATGGCAAAAAAATCTAAGCGTTTTCGTATTGGGGTCGAAGGGGCCACTACTGACGGGCGCGTTATTGAGCGTGAATGGCTCACCCAGATGTCAGCGAGCTATAACCCTCAGGTATACACCGCGCTGATCAATATGGAACACATCAAGGGCTTTACCCCTGATGGGCCTTTCCGTCGTTTTGGCATGGTGGAAAAGCTGGAAGCGGAAGAAATCACCGAAGGGGCATTATCCGGGAAAATGGCGCTGTATGGCTGGATTGCTCCGACGGACGATCTGGTCACGATGACCAGCAACTGGCAGAAGCTTTTCACCTCAATGGAAGTTAACACTAGTTTTGCCGATACCGGCTCCGCTTATCTGGTTGGCCTGGCGATTACTGACGATCCTGCAAGCCTGGGCACTGAAATGCTGCAGTTCAGCGCCAGCGCAGAACATAACCCCCTAGCGCGCCGCAAGCTGGACAAAGACAACCTGTTTACCGCAGCTCTTGAAACGCTGATCGAGTTTGAGGACGTGCCGGAAAAAACCAGCCTCTTTACCCGCGTGAAAGAGCTGCTGTCCCGCAAAGGCGCCGATGACAACGCCCGCTTTGCTGATGTGAATCAGGCTGTTGAAACCATCGCGCGTGAGCATCAGACGCTGGCGGAGCAGGTCGGCACCCATCAGACCGATTTCAGCAACAAGCTGAGCGATATGCAAAAGGTTGTTGATGAGACAACCAGCGCACTCTCCACCCTGCGTGAGCAGCTTTCCACTCAGGACAGCCGCAGCGAACGCCGCCCTAATGCGACCGGCAATAACGGCGCAGAACAAACCACCGATTGCTGACGGAGCAAAAGCACAATGAAAAAAGAGACACGTTTTAAATACAATGGCTATCTGACGCAGCTCGCCAAACTCAACGGCGTATCTGTGAGCGATATCGCCTCGAAATATACGGCTGAGCCGTCAGTGGCGCAGACGCTGGAAACGAAAATCCAGGAGTCTTCCTCGTTCCTGCAGAAAATCAACATTATCCCGGTTGATGAGCAGTCCGGCGAGCGTCTGGGGCTGGGTATTGGTTCCAGTATTGCCGGAAATACTGATACCACCCAGAAAGACCGTGAACCCGTTGATCCGACTTACATCGACGGTGAAGGGTACAAGTGTACCCAGACTAACTCTGATACGGCGCTGCCCTATGCGAAGCTGGATTTATGGGCCAAATTCCAGGACTTCCAGACGCGCATCCGTGACGCCATCATTACCCGCCAGGCGCTTGACCGCATCATGATCGGCTTCAACGGCGTGAAGCGTGAGAAAACGTCAGACCGCGCGACCTATCCACTGCTGCAGGATGTGAATATCGGCTGGCTGGAAAAAATCCGCCAGGAGAAACCCGTTCAGGTTCTGGACAAAATCGTGTCCGAAGGCGAGGTGGTTTCACAGACTATCCGTGTCGGTAAAGGCGGCGATTTCCTGAATCTGGACGCGCTGGTTATGGGCGCCGTGAATGAGAAAATCGCGCCGTGGTATCAGGAAGATACGGAGCTTGTGGTTATCGTCGGGCGCCAGTTACTGGCGGATAAATATTTCCCGATCGTCAACCGTGACCAGCCAAACAGCGAAGCGCTGGCGGCAGATCTTATCGTCAGTCAGAAGCGTATCGGCAACCTCCCGGCCGTTCGTGCGCCGTTCTTCCCGGCGAATGCCATGCTGATCACCCGCCTGGATAACCTGTCTATTTACTGGCAATCAGGCTCCCGCCGCCGTTCGGTCATCGACAATCCGAAGCGTGACCGCGTTGAGAACTTCGAGTCCGTTAACGAGGCGTATGTTGTCGAAGATTACGACGGCGTTTGCCTGGTTGAGAACATCGAACTGTTGCCCGTGCAGGCAGGTGGCAATGCCAGCCCAGCGCTGACAACTGAAACTATCCAGGAAATCGTCACGGCAGCGGTGAAAGGCGCGCTTGATGCGCAGGCAGCTGGCGGTGCTGGCGCCGGAGCGTGATAAATGAATCCGTTCCGTGCTCACACTCAGTATGTACAGGCACAGGATGCCGCCCGGCAGGGCGGCAGTAATGCCAGCCTGACGGGCTACAACCAGATGCTGTTACAGCTGACAGAACACCGCAGGCGCCTTAAAACCGTCCAGTCAAATGAGCGCAAGGCTCAGCTCAAACGTGAGTTTCTTCCCGCTTATGCCTCATGGATTGCCGGTTTACTGGATGCTGACGCGTCAGGCCAGGACGACGTGGCGATGTACGTCATGATCTGGCGCATTGATGCCGGAGACTATACCGGCGCGCTGGACATTGCCCGCCATGCCATTAAACACGGCTGGGTCCTGCCGCAGCGCTTCAACCGGACCTGCGGGACCGCTGTTGCGGAAGAGTTTGCCGACGCGGCAATGCGCGCTTTTTCTGCCGGTGAATCATTCAGTGCCGCCATTCTTACCCAGGTGCTCGATATCGTTGAAAGTCAGGATATGCCGGATCAGTCCCGCGCCCGACTTCATAAGGCGATGGGCTACGCGCTGCGGGATAACGATCAGGCAGTGGCGGCACTTAACCATCTGAAGCGTGCCCTGCAGCTGGATAACAGTTCTGGCGTCAAAACCGAAATCAACAAGCTTGAAAGCCGATTGCGACAGGCAATGTCGGCTTAACGAATCGTGCCAACGCGCGGGGCGGCACGGGGTGGCGACAGGCTTTATGCCGCGTCAAAACCCCGTCCACCGCCCAACTATTTGGGAGTGCTAGAAATATGCAATTCGTTTCGCCGGAACAGGCCGGGGAAAGTACCCAGGACGTTATTAAAAACACCAGTTTCTGGCCTGATGTCAGGGTTTCAGAGTTCCGCCGTGATATGCGCATGGATGGGAGTGTCACCGATCCACGCCTGCGTCTGGCGTTGCTGACAGCAATTGCTGAAGTTAACGCCGATCTTTATGAGTTCCGCGAGAAACAACGGGCGCAGGGGTATGCGAGCCTGGCCGACGTCCCTGCTGATGTGATCGACGGCGAAAGCCAGCGGCTCATGCTGTATCGCCGTGCGGTGTTTTGCTGGGCAAAAGCAAATCTGGTTGAGCGCTATCGCGATTTTGACGCAACCGGCGATGGAAGCAAGAAAGCCGAAGATATCGAAACAACCTTAGGCGAGCTGTGGCGCGATGTGCGCCGGGCGGAGTCCCGCCTGCGCGATATGCCGCATATGACGGTGGAGCTGATTTGATGAAAGTGCGTGCGCATCAGTATGACACGGTGGACGCACTCTGCTGGCGCCATTACGGGCGCACGCAGGGAGTCACTGAGCAGGTGCTGCAGGCGAATCCGGGGCTGGCTGAATATGGCCCCTTTTTACCGCACGGGCTGCAGGTGGAGCTGCCGGATATCACGGCGTCAACCACTGCGCAGACTGTCCAGTTATGGGACTGAATTATGACGCTTGAACGAATCAGCGCCTTTATAACTTACTGCGTTGCCCTGCTTCTGGCATGGCTCGGCGATCTGTCTCTTAAAGATGTATCGACCATTACCGGTCTTGCGCTGGGGATTATTACTGCAGCGGTGACCTGTTATTTACGCTGGAAAGCCTACCAGCTGCTGCGGGACGGCAGAATATCCAGGGGGGAATATGAGTCCTTCAATCGTTAAGCGTTGCCTGGTCGGCGCGGTGCTGGCGATTGCCGCCACGTTGCCGGGCTTTCAGTCGCTTCATACCTCCGTCGAGGGGCTGAAACTGATTGCTGATTTCGAAGGGTGCCGCCTGCAGCCATACCAGTGCAGCGCCGGGGTCTGGACTGACGGGATCGGCAATACGTCCGGGGTGGTGCCGGGGAAAGCTATCACGGAACGGCAGGCGGCGCAGGGGTTAATAAACAATGTACTACTGACTGAAAAAAGGCTGGATGCCTGCCTGACGGTTAAGCCTCCGCAACATGTCTACGATGCGCTGGTGAGTATTGGTTTCAATGTGGGGACTGGCGCGATCTGCAGGTCAACCATGGTGTCATATATCAATCGCCAGCAGTGGTGGCAGGCATGCAACCAGCTACCGCGCTGGATTTACGTTAACGGTGTGAAAAATAAAGGTCTGGAGAACCGCCGCGCGCGGGAAATGGCTTGGTGTCTGAGAGGAACTGGAGCGTGACGCGCGCATTGGTGGTAGGGCTGGCGCTGGTTCTTGCGGCGCTGGGCTGGCAGTCGTGGCGGCTTAACAATGCCAGTCACACCATTGAGACGCAGGGCACGGCGCTGAAAAGCAAAACGCAGGAACTGACGAAGAAAAACAGTCAGTTGATTGGCCTGTCCATTCTGACCGAAACCAACAGCCGGGAGCAGACGCGGCTTTATGCGGCAGCGGAACAGACCACCGCACTGCTGCGAAGCCGCCAGCGCCGGATCGAGGAGCTAAAACGTGAAAACGAGGATTTACGCCGCTGGGCTGACACTCCTTTGCCTGCTGACATTATCCGGCTGCGGGACCGCCCGCCCCTCGCCGGAGGTGCAGCTTACCGTGAGTGGTTGTCCAAAAGTGACGCAATGCCGCCTGGACAGGTCAGCGCCGCGCAGTAATGGGGATTTGAACCAGGTGCTGGATGAGACTGAGGCCGCCTGGGCAGTATGTGCCGACAAAGTGGACACGATCATAGCGTGTCAGGAGCGAGACAGTGAACAAGCCGCAGTCCTTACGCAACGCCCTGAATAAATCGGTGGCGTATGTCCGTGACAACCCGGACAAACTGCACCTGTTTGTGGATAACGGTTCGCTGGTCGTAACCGGCGCCCGTTCAATGTCATGGGAATATCGCTACACCCTGAACGTGGTGATTGAAGACTTTAGCGGCGACCAGAATTTAGTGATGGCGCCCGTGCTGCTCTGGTTAATGACCAATCAACCGGACGCTATTAACAACCCGGAGCTGCGCGAAAAACTTTTTACCTTTGACGTCGATATCCTGAGCAACGATCTGTGTGATATCAGCCTCAATCTGCAGCTCACGGAGCGCGTGATTGTCAGCACAGACGGCACTGTATCGAGCGTTGAAGCGGTGCCGGAACCCGACGTACCCGAAGAAATGTGGACGGTGAAACGTGGATGACCTGCAGAGGGTGGATGACTGGCTGGCGGCCCTGCTGGCGAATCTGGAACCGGCAGCCCGCAACCGTATGATGCGACAACTGGCGCAGGAGCTGCGCCGGTCGCAACAGCAAAACATCAGGCTGCAGCGCAATCCAGACGGCACCGCCTTTGAGCCGCGCCGGGTGACGGCCAGAAGTAAAAAGGGGCGCATCAAGCGCCAGATGTTCGCCAAATTGCGCACCACTAAATACCTGAAGACCGCAGCCACTGCGGACTCTGCCAGCGTGCAGTTTGATGGGAAAGTCCAGCGCATCGCCCGTGTTCACCATTATGGTCTGCGTGATCGTGTAAGCCGTAGGGGGCCAGAGGTGCGTTATGCGAGGCGAGGACTCTTAGGCTTTGATAGTAAGATCTTAAATCAAATCGGAAACATATTGATTAATATGATTAGTAATTAGTAGTATTAATACTTCCAGTTTTATAGGGATGTTAATATTAACATCCCTTATATTCAAAGTGAGATTGCTGTTATTCTATCCTTGTAATAGTTAAACTCTGGATGTTGCTCTGTAAAATTTGATTCAAAGGTGTTGATTAAATTTGAATACAGTGCCTCATGTGACAACGAAATTCCTTTGCCATATTTTCAGTTATTGTACTGATTAGCCGGTGAATCGCTGAGAAAAGAAAGTGTCCTCTTAACCATGAACGAAGATCAATTTCTTTTTCAGTAACTAATTTTTCTACTTCCGAAAGATCAGCGCCTTCAAATTTTTCATTAAGTTGAGAAATGAAGTTAGATATCTTTTCTGAGCAGATTATATTTGATTTTTTCGATTTCATAAATCTATCTGCATTGTCTCCAATAACAGAAACACCTTTATCATTAATGAAATTATAAATATCAAATTTTATTAATGGCTCAAGTTTATTATAAAAATCATCATTCCAAGCTTCAAGGTCAATAGTGTCCATAATTTTTTTTGGAATTTTACCTAAAGTCTTTATTGCTTTATAGACTCCGTCTAAGCAGATGAATGTATTTTCGATAGAATAACCAGGAGTTCTGATTATTCGTGAGTCCGACATTTGTTGTTCTTTAAAACAAGTCAGATCAGAATCACAAGCAACTATCACTTGTAAATCTTCTTCCAATAAACGAGTAATGAATTTTTTCAATTCTTCACACCCTCCAACGTCTTGAACCTCTACTTTCAGAGAGCTGGATTTATTGAAGATTGTTTCCCAAAAACAAATATCATCATCACCTTCAACATAGACCATAACCTCAGCTTGATAAAATAAACTCAAAACGTTTTCCGCTTCGCTTGAGTAATGGAAATCATCCATGTACCAACTTCTCCATATCGAAAATTGCGTTTCTATACTTTGATGCAACCTCCGGAGAGTGAGTTGCCGCAATGACTTGTGCATTTGGATTTAATTGTTTTATTGCAGGTATGATATTCCTTTGCCACGCAATATGTAGCGAAAGTTCAGGCTCATCTGTTAAGAAAATAAATGGTTTACTTTGTTGTAGTAAAGTTTCAATGAATAAAATTAATAATTGTTTCTCGCCTGATGATAAATTTTTGTGATTTATTGTCCCGTGATTATTTTCAAGTATCAACTCACCGGAAACAAAATGGAATTTTTTGTCTGAAATGAATTGATGTAATGTTTCCGTAAATAAATTAATAGGAGAAAATATTTCCTTGATAGCCTCCTCTGATTTTAATGACATTTTTATAATTCGTTGCGTTTTTCTTAATGCCTCAAAAGATCTATAGTCAATATTTAACACTTCCCTGTTGTTTTTCTCGGCATCTTTTAACTCAAGGAAGGTTTTGTCGATAGCATCAACGTGAAAATTAATTTTTTTTCTGACGTCAGCATCAATTGCACCCAGTTGAGAATAAGCAGAGATTAAGCTTTTTCTCTCAGATTCTTTATCAAACTTCCAGTTATAAGCCTCGCTTACAGTATCTTCTTTACTATAAAGAATTGAGGCTAATACTTCTTTTTGTAAGTTTGTTGATACTTCACGTGCCCTTTGGGATAGTGAAAGTTGATACTTTGTTAGATTTTGAAGTAATTGTTCAAGTCTAAAATCAATCGGGTTGATGAATTTTGAGCCATAGTTGTCTCTGATTTCAAGGTCTTCACCACTGCGAAGTCTATATACTGACAAAGAAGAAAGAGCAACAAGTTTATGTAATTCAGATTTTAAATTATCAATATCTTCTTGGAATTTTCTCCTCATAGAATAAGGCATTCTGCGATCATCTATTGAGCGTATCACATAACGCTTTTGAGATATTATATACTCAAATGTAGAAAAAGGTCGGGTAGGATCATATTTTTTCTCGACTTTAATAGTTTTTACTTTGCTTCCTTCTTTTACTTTAATAGTGACTTTGTCAAAATTATTATCATTTATCGAATCTAGTTCAACAGCTAGAACGGAATGTAATATATTCATGAATGTGGTTTTACCAGTACCATTCCGCCCAATGATAATATTTACATTTTCATTAAATATACATGATGCGTTTAGACGCCCCCAAAACCCTTCAATTTGAACACTATCAAGCCTATACATATCTTTCCTTAGCAAGATTTCTACAAAACCATATTTGTACCATAGACACTACAAATATGAAGAGTTGGATTCATTTTTTTTTGATTCATTATCTCGGAATGAACAAAGACTTGACCGAAATCATGCGCCTTATCACCAATCTGATCCGCACCGGCACCGTTACCGAAGTGGACCGGGAGAACTGGCTGTGCCGGGTAAAGGTGGGCGAGCTTGAAACTAACTGGATTAACTGGCTGACGCTGCGCGCCGGTGGTGCCCGTACATGGTGGTGTCCGTCGCCGGATGAGCAGGTGGTGGTGCTGAGCATGGGCGGCAATCTGGAAACCGCTTTTGTGCTGCCCGCCATCTACTCCAATCAGTTTCCGCCACCGTCGGATTCTGTGGGCGGCTGCGTGACGGAGTACCCGGACGGGGGATGGTTTGAGTATGAACCCGCCACCGGAAGATGGCATGTCAGGGGCATCAAATCCATGGTGATCGAGGCATCAGACAGCGTCATCTACAAAACCGGTGAGTTTGTGGTGGAGGCTGACACCACGCGCATTAACAGCGAGGTGGTGATCAATGGCGGCGTCACCCAGGGCGGCGGCGCGATGAGTTCAAACGGGATCGTAGTTGATGACCATGAGCATACTGGTGTTCTGAAAGGCGGCGCTAACACGGGAGGTCCGGTATGACGTTGTATATCGGTATGAGCAGGAATGACGGGCAGGCCATTTCAGATACAGACCATCTGCGCCAGTCGGTGCGGGATATTCTGCTGACGCCGCAGGGCAGCCGTCTTGCCCGTCGGGAATATGGCTCCCTGTTGTCTGCCCTGATTGACCAGCCACAGAACCCGGCGCTGCGCCTGCAGATTATGGCTGCGGTCTATGTGGCGCTGAACCGCTGGGAGCCGCGCCTTACGCTGGACTCCATCACCATCAGCGGCAATTTTGACGGATCTATGGTGGTTGAGCTTACCGGACACAGCAATAACGGCGCGCCAGTTTCCCTTTCCGTATCAACAGGAGCAGACAATGGCAGTCATTGATATTTCCCAACTACCGCCGCCGCAGATTGTGGATGTGCCGGACTTTGAGGCATTGCTGGCAGAACGCAAGGCCGCCTTTGTGGCCCTCCATCCGGCTGATGAACAGGAGGCCGTTATGCGTACGTTAGCGCTGGAGTCAGAACCTGTCACCAAACTGCTGCAGGAAAATACTTACCGTGAAATCCTGCTGCGTCAGCGAATTAATGAGGCTGCGCAGGCGGTCATGGTGGCCTATTCCATGGGGAATGACCTTGAACAACTGGCAGGCAACTGCAACGTGAAGCGCCTGACGGTAGTCCCTGCAGATAATGACGCGGTGCCGCCGGTCGCCGCAGTGATGGAAAGTGATGAAGCATTACGCCAGCGCATTCCTGCAGCATTTGAGGGGTTGTCAGTTGCAGGGCCGACGGGAGCCTATGAGTTCCACGCCAGAAGTGCCGACGGGCGGGTGGCGGATGCCAGCGCAACCAGTCCGGCACCGGCTGAGGTGGTGCTTACCGTGCTGAGCCGTGAGGGTGACGGTACGGCAGGGGCTGACCTGCTGGCGGTGGTTGAGCAGGCGCTTAACAGTGAAAAAGTTCGTCCGGTGGCAGACCGCCTGACGGTGCGCAGCGCTGAAATTATTCCGTACAACGTGGATGCGACGATATTCCTTTATCCGGGGCCGGAGGCTGAGCCGGTGATGGCAGAGGCAAAAGCCAGCCTGCAGAAATACATCGCCAGTCAGACACGGCTGGGACGTGATATCCGCCGCAGCGCCATTTATGCCGCGTTGCACGTGGAGGGCGTCCAGCGTGTGGAACTGGCGTCCCCTCTGGAGGATGTGGTGCTGGATAAGACGCAGGCGGCATCCTGTACCGAATGGAGCGTTACCAACGGGGGCACGGATGAATAGTCTGTTGCCGCCGGGTTCGTCGCCGCTTGAGCGCCGACTGGCGCAGACCTGCAGCGGGATTTCCGATCTGCAGGTATCGCTGCGTGATTTGTGGAATCCGGCAACCTGTCCGATCAGATTCCTGCCCTACCTGGCCTGGGCGTTTTCTGTTGACCGCTGGGATGAAAGCTGGACAGAAAGCGTCAAGCGCCGCGTTGTGCAGGACGCGTTTTATATCCATCAGCACAAGGGGACAACCAGCGCCGTGCGGCGTGTGGTGGAGCCGTTCGGCTTTCTGATCCGCATCATTGAGTGGTGGCAGACCGGCGAAACACCAGGGACGTTCCGTCTGGATATTGGCGTGCAGGACCAGGGCATAACAGAAGAAACCTATCTGGAGCTGGAGCGCCTGATCGGTGATGCCAAACCATGCAGCCGTCATCTGGTTGGTATGTCCATCAACCTGCAGACAGGTGGCCCGTATTTTGTGGGGGCAGCCACCTACACCGGCGAAGAAATCACGATCTACCCGTATATCAACGAAACCATTATTTCCGGCGGCACCGCTTATGAGGGCGGCGCGGTCCATGTTATTGACACGATGAGAGTGAACCCATGAGCGCAAAATTTTACACCCTGCTGACGGATATCGGCGCGGCGAAACTGGCAAGCGCCGCCGCGCTCGGTGTCCCGTTGAAAATTACCCATATGGCGGTGGGTAGCGGTGGCGGTGTGCTGCCCACACCCAACGCGCAACAGACCGCGTTAGTTACTGAGGAGCGCCGCGCAGCGCTGAATATGCTGTATATCGACCCTCAGAACAGCAGCCAGATTATTGCTGAGCAGGTGATCCCCGAAAACGAGGGCGGGTGGTGGATTCGTGAAGTCGGCCTGTTTGATGAAACCGGCGCGCTGATTGCTGTGGGTAACTGCCCGGAGAGCTACAAGCCGAAGCTGGCGGAGGGCAGCGGACGCACGCAGACCGTGCGCATGGTACTGATCACCATCAGCACTGATAACATCACCCTGAAAATTGACCCTGCTGTGGTTCTGGCAACCCGCAAATATGTGGATGATAAGGCGCTGGAGCTTAAGGTGTACGTGGATGACCTGATGGCAAAGCATCTTGCTGCTGTTGATCCTCATTCGCAGTATGCACCAAAAGACAGTCCGACACTCACCGGCACGCCAAAAGCGCCGACGGCGGCGGCAGGCAATAATTCCGTGCAGATTGCAAACACGGCCTTTGTGCAGGCTGCTGTTCTTGCCCTGATTGGTGGCGCACCGGCAACGCTGGATACGCTGAAAGAAATTGCAGCAGCTATCAATAATGATCCGAATTTCAGTACCACCATTAATAATGCACTGGCACTGAAAGCACCGCTGGCAAGTCCGGCACTGACCGGAGCGCCAACGGCTCCCACTGCTGTTCAGTCAACGAATAATACGCAGATTGCCACTACCGCGTTTGTGAAATCTGCTGTTGCGGGGCTGGTTGGTTCGTCGCCGGAGGCGCTGGACACACTGAATGAACTGGCGGCTGCGCTGGGGAATGATCCTAATTTTGCGACAACTGTGATGAACGCGCTGGCGGGTAAACAGCCACTTGATGCCACGCTGACGAATCTCAGCGGGAAAAGCATTTCAGGGCTTCTCGAATACCTTCAATTGGGAGAAGCGGCGAAACGGGATGTTGGCACAGGTGCAAATCAGATACCGGATATGTCTGCATTTGATGCTCAGTTAGCTCTCAGTGGCTATGCAAAAGAGCCTTCTGGTTTAATCCGGCAATGGGTTGGAGGCAATACAGGTGGAATGGTAGCAGGTGAGACAAAAGTGATTGAACTTCCTTTCCCGTTCCCTTCCGGCATTCTTGCCGTAGTGCCTTATACGGGCGCACTGGCTCCCGGTTTTACTGCTAGCGTGGGGATTAAATGGAGCGGGAAAAATCAGATCACGCTTTATAACTCATCAATGACAACAGCAATTGCCGATTATGGATTTATCGCATACGGGAGATAAAACTATGGATAAAACATTTAATTACGCTTATAGCCCGACGAGTAATCTATTTTATCCTGTTGCTTTGCAGGCGGATTATGAAAAGGCGTCATCATGGCCTGCCGATCCTGTCGGTGTAAGTGACGAAATATTTTTTGAATATTCAGGAATACCGCCAGAGGGGAAAATAAGACGCCCCGCTGCTAACGGTATGCCCTGCTGGATTGACGCGCCATCAAAGAGCAAAGAGGAACTTATCACCGAAGCGGAAAAAGTCAGACAGGTGCTTATCGCTCAGGCCAATGAGTTTATTAGCGGAAAGCAGTGGCCCGGTAAGGCGGCAATTGGTCGGCTGAAAGGCGACGAACTGGCGCAGTACAATCTGTGGCTGGATTATCTGGATGCGCTGGACGCGGTAAAGACAACCAGCGCACCCGATATTAAATGGCCTACACCACCGGGGGAACAGGCCAGTTAACATTCTCAGGATCGGTTTTGATATCCCACGACTTAACCTCATTTTTATAAGCCAACCACGCCGACAGTTTAGCCCTGTTGGCGTCGCTGATTTCACCGAGCATCAGTTCTGTTCGCCAGTCCAGCATAACAGCGTCAGCATGGGCCAGTAGTTTCTGGCGTTCTTTTTCGGCAGCAGCAATCAACTCTTCAAGTGTCGCCGGTGGAATATCAATCCAGACTGGCATATTTTGGCTGGAACTTAGCTGTTTGCCTTCAGGTGGTGCAAAGTTATATTCATTTCTCACGCTATCAGAAACCTCTATAACATCAGATGGTAATGAACCATTGGTAAGGTATTCTTCTTTCATCTCGATGGGATAAAAACCCAATGTGCTTGGCGAAAATAAATACATGGTTATTTCCCTATGGCAATAAAGTATGAAGAATTCATTCCACCCATATTGTATTTAGCAAAAAATCGGGTCAGGTCATTGACGTCACGTTGTATTGATGGAAATTGTTGTGATGGAGAGGCGGGCGTTGACATTAAAACACCAGGCACAATAGCAATAACGCTACTCGGAAATGGTATAGGGAAATTGATATATAGCCCGTTAGAATCAAAAGACGCCTCGAAAGCCTGAATAACATATCCACTCGGCAACTTAAACCACCCGCCACCTGACTGAAAACTACTCATATCAGGAACTTGTCCCTCCCCTGAGCCAACATTCCGTTTCGCCGCTTCTCCCAATTGAACGTTTAAGAAAATGCTGTTTTCCCGCCTGGCTGGCATTATTTGGACTTTTGCATAAGGGAAAACAAATGTTAGTCGGCTATGTGCGCGTATCAACAAGTGAGCAAAACACAGCGCTGCAGCGTGATGCTCTGGAACGCTCAGGATGTGAGCTAATTTTTGAAGACAAAATGAGCGGAAAAACAGCAGACAGGCCAGGGCTAAAAAGATTGCTCAGGACGTTATCAGAGGGAGACACGCTGGTCGTATGGAAACTCGACAGGCTGGGAAGAAGCATGCGACACCTTGTTACCCTGATAGAAGAACTCCGGCAGCGCGGAGTTAATTTCCGTAGTCTGACTGACAGCATAGACACCAGTACGCCAATGGGGCGGTTTTTCTTTCACGTTATGGGGGCGCTGGCGGAGATGGAGCGTGAGCTGATAGTGGAACGAACCCGTGCGGGACTGGAAGCTGCAAGGGCTAAAGGCAGGGTTGGAGGGCGAAGACCAAAACTGACGCCAGAGCAATGGGCGCAGGCAGGCAGGTTAATTGCTGCAGGTGAAACACGGCAGCGGGTAGCTTTAATTTTTGATGTGGGTGTCTCTACGTTATACCGCAAATATCCTGCGACATTGTGTGATTAACAGGACAACGCCGCGCAGCTGTCTGCGTGACGTAATCAATACAACATAGGGCGAAGCCTATTCCAATCAGGAGGTTCGCCGCTATGGCTCAGGATTACCACCACGGGGTGCGCGTTGTTGAAGTCAACGACGGCACCCGCTCCCTCACCACGGTAAGCACTGCTATCGTAGGTATGGTCTGCACCGGCGATGATGCTGATGCGTCCGTGTTCCCCCTCAACAAGCCGGTTCTGCTGACGGATGTGCTGGAGGCCAGCGGTAAAGCAGGCGAGTCCGGCACGCTGGCCCGTTCGCTGGATGCTATTGCCGATCAGTCAAAGCCCGTGACGGTTGTTGTGCGCGTGGCGCAGGGCGAAACCGAAGCTGAAACCACCTCCAATATTATCGGTGGCGTCACGTCCGACGGTAAGAAAACGGGGATGAAAGCGCTGCTTTCTGCGCAGTCGCAGCTGAAAGTTAAGCCGCGCATTCTCGGTGTGCCGGGGCACGACACGCAGGCGGTAGCCACTGAGCTGATGAGTGTGGCGCAGAGCCTGCGCGGGTTTGCCTACCTGTCTGCCTATGGCTGCAAGACGGTGGAGGAAGCCATTGCTTACCGGGACAATTTCAGCCAGCGAGAGGGGATGCTGATCTGGCCTGATTTTATCAACTTTGACACTGTTCTGAAAGCCGATGCGACGGCTTACGCCTCCGCACGTGCGCTCGGTCTGCGCGCCAAAATCGACGAACAGACCGGATGGCACAAAACCCTGTCCAACGTGGGTGTGAATGGCGTCACCGGTATTTCTGCTGATGTATTCTGGGATCTGCAGGACCCGGCAACGGACGCGGGACTGCTGAACCAGAATGACGTCACCACGCTGATCTGCAAAGACGGCTTCCGCTTCTGGGGTTCCCGCTGCCTCAGTGACGATCCCTTGTTTGCGTTTGAGAACTACACCCGCACGGCGCAGGTGCTGGCTGACACGATTGCAGAGGGGCACATGTGGGCGGTGGATAAGCCACTGAATCCGTCACTGGCCCGCGACATTATCGAAGGTATCCGCGCCAAATTACGCAGCCTGGTGAATCAGGGATACCTCATCGGGGCAGACTGCTGGCTGGATGAGTCAGTGAACGATAAAGACTCCCTGAAAGCCGGGAAACTCACCATCGACTACGACTACACACCTGTGCCGCCGCTTGAAAATCTGATGCTGCGCCAGCGCATCACCGATCGCTACCTGGTCGATTTTGCCAGCCGTGTCAGTGCATAAGGGGGATACATGGCATTACCACGCAAGTTAAAACACCTGAACCTGTTCAACGACGGGAACAACTGGCAGGGGATCGTTGAGTCCCTGACCCTGCCGAAATTCACCCGCAAGTTTGAGAAGTATCGCGGCGGCGGTATGCCGGGCGCGGTGGATGTGGATATGGGGCTGGATGACGGCGCACTGGACACGGAATTTTCAATCGACGGCACCGAACTGCTGTTATTCAAACAGATGGGAGCTGCCACGGTGGACGGTATCCAGTTGCGTTTTACCGGCTCTATTCAGCGTGACGATACCGGCGAAGTGCAGGCCGTTGAGCTGGTTGTGCGGGGGCGTCATAAAGAGGTGGATTCCGGCGAGTGGAAAACCGGAGAAAGTAGCGCCACCAAAGTCAGCAGCACCAACAGTTACGCGAAGCTGACCATTAACGGCGAGGTGCTCTATGAGGTTGATGTGGTCAACATGATTGAAATCGTTGACGGCGTGGACCTGATGGAAGCGCACCGTAACGCCCTTGGCCTCTGATTTAACTTAACGGCGCGGTGATCCGCGCCAGTATCTGATTAACAGGAAACGAACATGAACGACAAGCTGACTGAAAAAACCGTACAACTGGATACGCCCATCATGCGCGGTAAAACCCAAATCACCGAAATTGTGCTGCGTAAGCCGCAGTCCGGCGCGCTGCGCGGCACCCGCCTGCAGGCCATTATGGATATGGACGTGGGGGCCATGATGACAGTGATCCCGCGTATTTCCACCCCGACGCTGACCGCACAGGAAATGGCTGAACTGGACCCCGCCGATCTCACCGCGCTGTCGGTCGAGGTGGTGACTTTTTTGTTGAAGAAGTCGGTGCTTGCCGGTTTACCGACAGCCTGACGATTGATGACCTGGTGGCGGATATCGCCACCATTTTTCACTGGTCGCCGTCCATCACTGACGTTATGCCGCTGACTGAGGTGCTGGAGTGGCGGCACAAAGCGATTCAGAGAAGCGGGGCCAGCGATGAGTGACAATAGCCTGCGTCTGCAGGTGATTCTGAATGCGGTTGACAAGCTCACCCGCCCATTTCGATCCGCGCAGGCCAGCTCAAAAGAGCTGGCTGCTGCTGTCAAAAAATCCCGCGATGCAATAAAGCAGCTTGATCAGGCCGGGAGCAGTCTGGACAGCTTCCGAAAGCTACAGGCAGAAAATCAGAAACTGGGCGACCGGCTGAACTATGCCCGCCAGCGTGCAAATTTACTCAGTCATGAGCTGGGTGCGATGGGTCCGCCTTCTCAACGGCAGGTTGTTGCTTTGGGCCGTCAACAGCTGGCTGTTCAGCGTCTGGAAGAACGGCAGAAAAAGCTGCAGCAGCAGACTGCACTTGTGCGTGCAGAGCTTTATCGTGCCGGTATTTCAGCCAGTGATGGTGCCAGCGCGACGGCCCGCATTACCCGTGAAACAATGCGTTATAACAGGCAGCTTTCTGAACAGGAAGCAAGGTTACGACGTGTCGGGGAGCAACAGCGAAAAATGCACGCCGCCCGTGCGGCATACTCCAGGAGTCTTGAGGTAAGGGATCGCATTGCAGGAGCCGGGGCCACCACCACGGCAGCGGGGCTGGCAATGGGCGCGCCGGTTATGGCTGCAGTTAAGAGCTATGCCAGTATGGAAGATGCCATGAAAGGCGTGGCAAAGCAGGTAAACGGGCTGCGTGACGATAACGGCAACCGTACAAAACAGTTTTATGACATGCAGGATGCCATTAAGGCTGCCAGTGAGCAGCTGCCGATGGAGAATGGTGCTATAGACTATGCCGCGCTGGTTGAAGGCGGCGCGCGCATGGGCGTGACCAGCCAGGACGATCCTTACGAAGACCAGAAACGTGACCTGCTGGCCTTTGCATCCACGGCGGCAAAAGCAGCAACGGCCTTTGAGTTGCCCGCCGATGAGCTGGCGGAAGGGCTGGGGAAAATCGCGCAGCTCTATAAAGTGCCGACGCGTAATATTGAACAACTGGGCGATGCGCTGAACTACCTGGACGATAACGCCATGTCAAAGGGTGGGGACATTATCAACGTCCTGCAGCGTATGGGGGGCGTGGCTGACCGCCTTGACTTCCGAAAGGCTGCTGCGCTGGGTTCAACATTCCTTTCTCTTGGGGCTGCCCCGGAAATTGCCGCCAGTGCCTCTAATGCCATGGTGCGTGAACTGTCCATTGCCACCATGCAAAGTAAACGCTTCTTTGAAGGTATGAACCTGCTGAAACTCAATCCTGCGGAGATTGAAAAGCAGATGACCACCGATGCCATGGGCACCATTCAGCGGGTTCTGGAGAAGGTCAACAATCTGCCGCAGGATAAACGCCTGTCAGCCATGACAATGATTTTTGGTAAAGAGTTTGGCGATGATGCGGCAAAGCTGGCTAACAACCTGCCGGAGCTGCAGCGTCAGCTGAAACTCACATCAGGCAGTGGTGCTAATGGCTCCATGCAGAAAGAATCCGACATTAACAAGGATTCATTGTCTGCGCAGTGGTTGCTGGTTAAGACTGGCGCGCAGAACGCTTTCAGCAGTCTGGGGGAAACGTTGCGCCAGCCGCTGATGGATATTATGGGCATGGTTAAGGGCGTGACCGGGGCGCTGCGTCGCTGGGTTGAGCAGAATCCCGTGCTGGCTGGCACGCTGATGAAAGTGGCGGCGGCTACGGCGGCTGTCACTGTCGGGCTGGGTACACTTGCCGTGGCAGTGGCTGCTGTGCTGGGGCCGATTGCGGTGATTCGGTTTGGCCTGTCTGTGCTGGGTGTAAAAACATTACCTTCCGTTGCTGCAGCGGTAACACGTACTGGCGGTGCCCTGTCATGGCTGGCAGGTGCGCCACTTTCCCTGTTGCGTCGGGGTATGGCGTCATCCGGTGGCAGTGTAGGGTTGCTGAGTGCCCCGCTTAATTCTCTGCGTCGCTCAGCCGGAATAGCGGGTAATGCACTGAAAACAGTGGCAGGTGCGCCGCTTGCCGTGTTCCGTGCCGGTATGTCAGGCATCCGTAATGTTATCGGTATGGTGATGAACCCGCTGGCGGCGTTGCGGGGTGGGCTGACAGCTGCCGGTGGCGTGTTGCGTTTTCTGGTATCCGGACCGCTGGCCATGCTGCGTGTTGCGCTGTACGGCATTTCCGGCCTGCTGGGCGCGCTGCTCAGTCCGATAGGGCTGGTTGTGGCTGCGCTGGCTGGTGTGGCGCTGGTTGTGTGGAAATACTGGCAACCCATCGGTGCATTTCTGGGGGGCGTGGTGGAAGGGTTCAAAGCCGCTGCTGCGCCCATCAGCGCCGCCTTTGAGCCGCTCAGGCCCATGTTCCAGTGGATTGGTGACAGGGTGCAGGCCTTGTGGGGCTGGTTCAGTGATTTACTTACGCCGGTTAAATCCACTTCCGAAGAACTGAACAGCGCAGCAGCAATGGGGCGCCGGTTTGGTGAGGCGCTGGCGGAAGGTCTGAATATGGTGATGCACCCGCTGGAGTCTCTTAAATCCGGTGTGTCATGGCTGCTGGAAAAGCTCGGTATTGTCAGTAAGGAGGCGGCAAAGGCGAAACTGCCTGCGCAGGTCACGCAGCAGCAATCCGCCACAGTGAACAGTGACGGCAAAGTGGTGCTGCCGCCAGGCGGGTTCCCGGCTTACGCAGGGATGTACGACACGGGCGGGATCATTCCACGCGGGCAGTTTGGCATTGTTGGAGAAAATGGCCCTGAAATTGTGAACGGACCGGCAAATGTCACCAGCAGGCGGCGTACTGCTGCGCTTGCCTCTGTCGTTGCTGGCGTGATGGGGGTAGCTGCGACACCTGCAGAAGTGGCTCCGCTTCATCCGTTCAGTCTGCCTGTGAGGGCATACCAGACGCAGCCAGTGAAGGCTGACAGCCCGCCGTCAGTTATTCGTTATGAGATAAATGCGCCCATTCATATCGTCGCGCAGCCGGGACAGAGTGCGCAGGATATTGCCCGTGAAGTGGCACGCCAGCTTGACGAGCGGGAACGCAGGGCCAGGGCAAAAGCACGCAGCAATTTCAGCGATCAGGGGGGGTATGAATCATGATGATGGTGCTGGGTTTATATGTATTTATGTTGCGCACTGTCCCTTATCAGGAGTTGCAGTATCAGCGCAGCTGGCGACATGCAGCCAACAGCCGGGTGAACCGCCGCCCGTCAACGCAGTTTCTTGGCCCGGATAATGATTCACTGACACTGTCCGGGGTTCTGCTGCCGGAAGTGACCGGAGGCAGGCTGTCATTGCTGGCGCTGGAGTTGATGGCAGAGCAGGGCAAAGCGTGGCCTTTGATTGAAGGCAGCGGAACCATTTACGGCATGTTTGTTATTGAAAGTCTGAGCCAGACAAAGACGGAGTTTTTTGCAGGCGGAATGCCCCGGCGCATTGAGTTTACGATCACCCTCAAACGGGTTGATGAATCGCTGTCTGACATGTTCGGGAGCCTGAGTGACCAGCTCAGCAACCTGCAGGACTCTGCTGCCTCTGCGATTGGGGGGATTAAGAACACGGTAGGAGGATTGCTGCAGTGAACGTTAATTCTGATCTTCTGAATCTGAACAGCAAAAGCCCGGCTTTCAGTATCGTCATTGAAGGTAAGGACGTGACGACCGTGCTGGATACCCGCCTGATGAGTCTGACGCTGACGGATAACCGGGGCTTTGAAGCGGACCAGCTTGATCTGGAGCTGGACGACGCCGACGGGCTGATCGCCCTGCCGCGACGTGGGGCAGTGATTCAGCTGGCGCTGGGCTGGAAAGGCCAGCCGCTTTTCCCTAAAGGGGCTTTTACTGTGGATGAAATTGAACACAGCGGTGCCCCTGACCGGCTGACCATCCGGGCGCGTAGCGCAGATTTCCGTGAAACCCTCAATACACGGCGCGAAAAATCATGGCATCAGACAACGGTGGGGGAGGTGGTAAAGGAAATAGCCGCCCGGCATAACCTCAAAATGGCGCTGGGTAAAGACCTGACGGATAAGGCGCTGGATCATCTGGACCAGACCAATGAAAGCGATGCAAGTTTTCTGATGAAACTGGCGAGACAGTATGGGGCGATTGCTTCCGTTAAGGACGGGAATCTGCTGTTTATCCGGCAGGGACAGGGAAGAACGGCGAGCGGCAAGCCGCTGCCGGTTATCACCATCACGCGCAAAACCGGTGACGGTCATCGATTCACCCTTGCTGATCGTGGTGCCTATACCGGTGTTATTGCCAGCTGGTTGCATACGCGTGAACCCAGGAAAAAAGAGACAACCAGTGTTAAGCGTCGTCGAAAGAAAACCACCACACCCAAAGAGCCGGAAGCAAAACAGGGCGATTATCTGGTGGGAACGGATGAAAACGTGCTGGTTCTTAATCGTACCTACGCCAACCGGAGCAATGCAGAGCGCGCAGCAAAAATGCAGTGGGAACGTCTGCAGCGTGGGGTTGCTTCATTTTCCCTGCAGCTCGCTGAGGGGCGGGCTGATCTCTATACGGAAATGCCGGTGAAGGTGACGGGGTTTAAGCAGCCGATCGATGATGCAGAATGGACCATTACCACCCTGACGCATTCTGTCAGCCCGGATAATGGATTTACGACCAGCATGGAGCTTGAAGTGAAAATAGATGAGTTCGCAATGGAATGATTAGTTCCAAATTGCGAACAATGATGTATCATTATTGCGAACTGGTTAATAATGAGGGCTGATTATTATGATGAATTGTCCTATGTGCGGGCAGGCTGCACATACCCGAAGCAGCTTCCAGGTTTCCAATGAAACTAAAGAACGCTACAACCAGTGCACTAACATCGAGTGCGGGCATACTTTCGTGACGCATGAAACTTTTGTGCGCTCAGTATGCCGACCTCAAAAAATCAGCGCAGCACCGCCTCATCCAAAAGGTATGCAGGAACAATTTGCTTACTAATACTGACCCGCCGCTGGCGGGTTTTTTACGTCTGATGCCGCCATAACAAAAACGCTGTCGCCACTTTGTCGCCACACATGAAGAAGAAGTTATCTAAGTGGTTGATTGGAAGGGGGCTGAATTTCAGGCAACAAAAAACCCATCAACCTTGAACCAAAACGGCGGGGTTGATGGGCTCCACAAATTGGGGACATCAAAGAAAAGCAGTGGCAATAGTTATGACTGGCGCCTTGAAGAAAAGTTCTGCTTACCTGCAAAAATTTTTTCAATTAAGGGGAAATTTCAGCGCTAACCAAGGCCTGGCCAGACAATGACGATGAGTGTCCCCGCTAATGTCAGCAGAACGTTAGCAATCGCGTAGGTCCCCGCATAGCCTAACGCAGGGATGTTGCTGCGTGCGGTGTCGCTGATGATTTCCATTGCCGGAGCACAGGTACGTGCGCCCATCATGGCACCAAACAGCAGGGCACGGTTCATGCGCAATACGTAAGCACCAAACAAGAAACAGATGACAACCGGAACCAGGCTGACTACCAGACCGGCAATCAACATTTGACCACCGACCGCGCCCAGGCCATTGCCAATGCCGCTGCCCGCGCTTAAACCGACGCCTGCCATGAATACCATCAGGCCAAACTCTTTCACCATATTCAGCGCACCCTGTGGGATATAGCCAAATGTGGGGTGGTTGGCTCGCAGGAAGCCCAGCATGATCCCGGCGAACAGCAGTCCAGCCGCATTCCCAATGCCGAAGCTGAAATTACTGAACTGGAAGGTGATCATCCCGATCATCAGACCGATGATAAAGAAGGCGCAGAAGGCCAGCAGATCGGTCACCTGACTGTGAATGGAAATGAAGCCGATACGATCGGCAATGGTTTTCACGCGACGAGCATCACCGCTGACCTGCAACACGTCGCCTTTATTGAGTACGACGTTGTCATCGATAGGCATTTCAATCTGGCTACGGATCACGCGGTTCAGGAAACAACCATGGTCGGTTAGTTTCAACTGGGCCAGGCGACGACCAACGGCATTGTGGTTTTTCACCACAATTTCTTCAGTGACGATGCGCATATCGAGCAGATCGCGATCGAACACCTCTTTACCGTTACGGAAGCTGGGATCGAGGCGAGCATGGGCGTCCGGATAACCCACCAGGGCTATCTCATCGCCCATTTGCAATACCGCATCACCATCCGGGTTGGCCAGAATGCCGTTGCGACGGATGCGTTCAATGTAACAACCGGTCTGGCGATAAATACCCAGTTCGCGCAGATTTTTACCATCGGCCCATGCCACCAGCTCAGGGCCAACGCGATAGGCGCGGATCACCGGGAGGTACACTTTACGATTGGCGTCGGTGTCCAGACCTCGTTCACGCGCGATTTGTTGGGCGCTGGTTTGCAGGTCCTGATGCTGGAGTTTCGGCAAATAGCGCGCACCAACAATCAGGCTGACCAGACCAATCAAATAGGTGAGGGCATAACCCAGGCTCAGGTTATCGAGAGCGCTTGAAAGTTGTGTCCCTGTCATTCCTGAATGGCGCAAGGTATCACCCGCGCCGACCAGTACCGGCGTTGAGGTCATCGAGCCAGCCAGCATACCCGCCGTCAGGCCGATATCCCAGCCAAATAGCTTACCCAGCCCCAGCGCGATCAGCATTGCGCTACCGACCATCACCAGGGCAAGCATTAGATAATTTTTCCCATCGCGAAAAAAAATCGAAAAAAAGTTGGGACCGGCTTCGACGCCGACGCAAAAAATAAACAGCATAAAGCCGAGATTTAATGCATCGGTGTTAATACTAAAGTGCTGCTGACCTAATAATAGGGAGACCACTAAAACGCCAATGGAATTACCGAGTTGGACTGAACCCAGACGTAATTTGCCCAGACACAGGCCCAGAGCCAGGACCACAAATAATAACAGGATGTAATTCCCATTTAACAAATCTGCGACGTTTATATTCACGGAGACTAACTTCTTGTTTACTAGTAAGCTATTGAAAGAAATGGCAATTTACGCTAATGTTTTTGCCAGAAATTAAGGGGCGATAGCATCGTACACAGCCCCGAATAATGCAGCATAACAATATATGCGGTTAGTTTAATCTCATTACGTATCAACGGCTATAAGAATCGTGTGGGTGTGTTTTTGGCATGGAATGCCGAGTTACTTTATCTGACTGGACGCCTGCGGGCGAAAAGAGTGTTCGATAGAGAATGTGTCAGGAGGAACGATTGAAACATAAGCAAAGTTGGGCGAGTGCGGTCTGCTGCTTTGTGCTGTTTATTGTGGTGTGTCTTTCATTAACGCTGAACGTGAAAGGGGCATTCAGAGCGGCAGGGCATCCTGAGGTCGGATTGTTGTTTTTTATCTTACCGGGTGCTGCAGCAAGCTTTTTTTCCCATCGTCGGGAAGTGCTCAAACCCCTGCTTGGTGCAATGTTGGCGGCGCCGTGCTGCCTGTTACTGATGCGGTTCGTTTTTATGCCGACGCGTTCATTGTGGCAAGAGCTGGCGTGGTTGTTTAGTGCGGTGTTTTGGTGCGCACTTGGCGCATTATGTTTTTTATTTATCAGTAGCTTATTCAATCAGCATCAACGGCGGAAAAAGAACTGATGACGCCCTCAAGGTGAGGGCGTAGAAACCGCTATCAGGCGAACAGATTCATGTTCTCTTTTGCCCAAGCTTCAAAATCCGTGCAGCCGCCGATGTGTTTTTGATCGACAAAAATCTGCGGAACGGTTTCAACTGGCTTACCTACCGTCTTTTCCAGATCTGCTTTGGTAATTCCTTCAGCATGGATATCAATGTAGCGGAAGTTAAAATCTTCATGCTCACTGCTTAATTTTTCTGCTAATTCTTTTGCGCGCACGCAATACGGGCACCCTGGGCGACCAAAAATAACGGCAAACAT